ATCTTCCGTAAATACTTTGGTCAACAATCTGTTGAATTATAGTTCCTGCTGGGAAGTATTCGTTTCCTCCACCATCTGCATTAACCTGATCACCAACTGATAAATTAGACGCTTCCCAACTGTTTGCATCAAAATATGCATAACTTCTGTTTGTTCTAAATGACCACCATGGCATTAATTGTGCTGTTGTTGTAACCTGAGCCATAACTGCCGCTGTACTATATGTCGCTGTATCACCACTGTTCCAGTTAGTAGAACCACCTGATGCAACCTGTGCAAAACTTGGCTGTCCACCTTGTGCTAGTCCTGACAATCCAGTCCAACCAATGTCTCCTGGGTTGAGTGGATAGTTCTGTGGATTCAAAATACCTTCAACAACAATACCGCCGTAAATCTTTGAATCATCTGTTGGATTTTGTCCATCTGATGTAATCTCTAAACCCTGCATAAGCAACTGAGCTCTGTTTAATAGTTCTCTATCACCTAAGTCACCAACAATAGCATTACTAACACTTGGTGCTAGTCTTAATAAAAACGCTGTTTGTCTTGTTGTACTAATGCTTAGACCTGTTTCTGTGTATGAGAAGATATAACCTCTATCATCATCAAAGCCACCATCTGTAATAAACGCTGAACCCCAGTGTGATATAAGTGGTGTAATACTGTTACTAATTAAAATAACACCAGTACGCTCTGCGTGTCCACTTGCTGGACCTGCAGTATATTGTCTAGTTGCACCAGCTTGGAAGTTTTGTAGTGTAGTTCCTCTTGTACAATTTGTTAATCTTTTTAGTGTATGATCAATAGTTGTGTAACTAATAATTTCGTTATCAATATATACTGTTCCGCTGTCTGGGAAGAACTTAGATTCTACAACTGGTATAAATGTTTGATCAATAGTAATATCTGCTGAAAGTTGACTATTTGCACCTTCGTTTGTAACTTCATAACGCACAGGTAAGTTACCTGAACGCATAAACGCTTCTGTGTTTACGTTTGAGTTACGCATTCTGTGACAGAATACAAAGTTACCATCAGCACCACGTGCCATCCAGTCAATAAAACCAGCACCATACCAACTGTATTGAATACCAATCATCTGCATGTATCTAACATCCATATTGTATCCACTCTTGCCAGTGCCGTCCATTCTATCTAAGTTAAATTCTTCTTGTAAAACTTTCTTATCTGTAATTAAATTTACTTTACATGATGCAACATTGTTAACACCTCTATAGTCTGGTGTTACTGTTATTTGTGTTTGTGAATCAACGTTTGCAACAACATGTGTCATTCCTTTAATAACAATTCTATCACCAGCTTTTAACTGATCTCTAAATCTTGTGTTATTACCTATCATTAAGTTTGAGTCAACTGTAACTTGTGCTGTACCTGCAATCTGCTTTGTACTTGTACGTTGTGCAACACTAATGTTAGAGCCATCAAACTCCCAATAAATTCCGTTTTGATCATCAAAGATACCTGAGCGTACTGTTGCTCCATGCCAACCAACGACTGTCAGCTGTGCCGCAAAACCTAGTACAGCATTTTGTGTACCTAGTCTACGTGTTGATAAACATTTTAATGTTCTTTCATCAATGATTTGTGTAACAGTATATTCACCGTTATAACCTGCTGATTCAACACCAATAAGTCTAACCTTACCGCCAACTTGTGCGCCGTGATCGTTATCATCTGTTACAATAGTAAGGATTGCTCCAATACCTGTACCATCTGCTGTAACGGTTCTTACGTCATAACTTGGTGCAAATAACGCACCAGTTGTATACATAATACCTTTACCTGACTGATATCTAATATATTTTTTACTCTGTCTAATTGCTTGAGCACCGTGCTGTGGTCCGCCTGTTCCTAATTGCACACCACCATCATATGGTCTGTGAATAAAGAAACTATCTGGACGTAAGTACACGTTACCTTGGATTCTATCTTCTGTAGAACTGCCATCAAATTCTTGTACTGCACCCGGAGCTCTTGTGTTATATCTAATCTTTTTACTTGTAGGAACACTAATTGCAATAAATGATCCAGCCGCTAGTTTGTGATTATTACTGCCAGCGTCTGAGTTAACATCAACAACAAATGTATCACCTGGCACAATTCCGTGTGCATAAGGCCATGTAATTTCAATAGTTGATAACGCTTCAAAATTAACACTTGTTGCCGCATCAATTGTAGTTGTTGTAAAGTCTGTTAGTGTAACACCGTTTACTAAGTTTAATCCGCCGCCAGCTAAACCCGCACCAGTAATAGTTGCTGTGCTTAATCCGCCACTACCATCTTTGCCTGTAACAATAACTGTTGCATCTTGTGCTGGAGTTGCGCCACCTAGTGTATTACCTGGAATAGTAATTATGTTACCAATTTCGTATCCGCTACCACTTGCGTTAATAGCAAGACTATATGTCCCTGAAGTTCTAGTAATATTAAACGTTCCGCTTGTACCTGCGTGTGCTTGGTTTACTCCTGCTTGTCCTGTAAACACTGTTGGTAATGCTGGTGCACTACCTGTAATACTTACTGTTGCAATAGCACCAGTTGCACCGTTTACACTATCAATTGTAATAGTTGCGTCATTAGCTGGAGTAGATCCTCCAATTAAATTACCTGCAATTACATAAGTTTGACCTACATGATAGTTTGTACCATTTGCTGTAACTGTTGTTGTGTAAGTTGTTCCGTCGTTTGCAAGATCAAATGTTGCACTTGCACCAGTTAAATTTACTAAATTTTTACTTTCAAATGAACCAGCATCTGCGGCTGTTGGTGTTGTTGATTCGTCTGATCCTTCTACACGTACATCAGTAACTGCACCAACGGCACTAACCGAAACAACTCTTAAGTATACATCGTTAGCTGGACTTGCACCACCCATTAATGCACCACTACAAACAAGTGTATCTGCTGTTGTGTAACCTGTACCGTCTTGTCCAAAAGATTGATATGAATAAGCACCGCTACTAACGTTAATACCAAACTGTATTCCTGATCCTGTACCACCTGTAAACGCTAAGTCTGATCCGCCAAAGCTATAACTTCTTGTTTGAGTTGGAGGTGTACCAATACTCCACCCACCATTATCTGGTACTAATGCAGTAATTGATCCGCCGGCGCCAACACTTGTAACCCTAGCAACAAAGTCATTACCACTAGCATTTTGATTACCGTCTTGACCTGTACCACCTAATACTGAGCTACCTGTAATTCTTAATCTATCGCCAATTGCATACCCTGATGAATCGTTTGGAGAGTTAGCATCTACTGTTGTATAACTTCCGCTGGCATAGTTAATATCAAACTGTGTGCTTCCTATTGTACCACCATCTTGTGTAAGTGTTGCAGTTGGTCCTGTGTATGAAATAGTGCCACTTAGTGCAGTTCCGCTAACTGTTGCGCCTGTAACTGCTCCTGTACCACTAACTGTTGTAACTAATATTGTTGCATCATGTGCAGGTGTGTTACCACCTAAGTTATCACCTGTGACTAATAATCTGTCACCTGCTTTGTATCCTGATCCTGCTTGTGAAATTGTATCTACTGCATATGCTGTGCCAGTTCTTGAAATTGTAAACTGTGCATTTGTACCTGTAGGTGCTGTAATTGTTCCTGTTACACCTGTATAAGTTTCTGTGTTTCTTGTAACTGCACTTGTAAATGAACCACTCATACTTATTGTTGTACCAGCAATATTGTTAACAAAAATAGCATCGCCACTACCGTTATCAGCCGCTAGTCCTACAACAATACCTGTTGTACTTGAAACTTCAATATCTGTGTTACCAATATTAATATCATTTACTAAATTTAGTCCTAATGCATTACCGTCTGGTGTACTTGCAATAGCAGTAACCTGTGTTCCTGTTGGGAATGCCGCATTAACAATTGGTGCACCAACTTCTGGTACATCACCTGTAAACGCTAATCTGTTTTCACTTTGTTGTGCCGATAAACTTAGTGTCATAGTACCATTTGTACCATTACTCAATACTGTAAACAATGGCTGTCCAACACTTGCACCAGTATAGAACGCACCTTTACGTAGCTGTGTGTAAGTTGTTGAAAGTACTTGTCCGTTTGTGTTACCAACTTTTGCTTTAGCGTAATATACAAATGTTGTAGTTGTTGGGACATCGTCAATAATAAAAGAACCTTCTGATCTTGCCGCTCCGCCAACACTATCTTCAAGTGCTTTAATTGTAATTGGAGTACCAGCTTCAAAGCCGTGTGCACCAATTGTTGTAACTGTAATCTTTGAAGCACCAACTCCACTAGTTCCTGTTGAAGCATCTGTAACAACACTCAGTACTTGTGTATCAGTACCTGGAAGTTCGTAAACACTTGGATAACCACGCATCATACCAATAGCTGACCATTTAGTAGGCTGTAGTCCGTACTCAAAGTCAGCATCAAGCATACTTAATGGTGGAGCAATACGCATACGTTCAATAGCATCTGATCCAAAGTCATATGGTCTTGTAATCTGCTCTGGTGAGTCAATAAAGATTTGTAATTCGTCTGTTGATAATTGTCCTACAGTATTATGTGTAAGATCTAAAATTGTAACAGCATCAGTAACTTGTAAATATTTTGGAAAGTCTGCATCTGCATTTTCGTTGGAATCTGTACTATCATATTTTGGTACATAACCACTTGAATCTCTTGGTGTAACATCGTCAATTCTTGTTACTTTACCACCTTTAAGTACATCGGTAAAGTTATAGATAACTTCAGTTTTAGTTGTATTAGTTACAATTAATAAGTCACTAGCATCGTAGTTACCTTGGAATCTTACATGTCCTAAGCCTTTACGCTCAAATGTTGGTAATGCACTTGTTCCATTTGTAATAACATTTATAACAATAGCTGAAAGTGTTTGAATACGTGTACCAGCCGCGCCTTCACCGTTTATACCGTTAGTAACTTGTGCTACGTTACCCTGGTATGGAGTAGATTGTGGACTGTTGTTGAACACATGGTTAACAATTAAATCACGAGTAAAACCTTTAGCTAAGATTTCAGCTTGTCTGTCGCCATCAATTTGTGCAACATCTTGTTCCCAATATGTATGTGAAATTCTTGTTGTTTCTTCGTTACCTGTGTAGCGTAAGTCGTGTGCCCAAGCATCAATATTATAACCTGTATCTCTTTCACATTTTGATGCACTGTATGTATAACCTACAAATCCTGTTGCGTTATCGTTTACTTGTTTCAATATCCAAGCCGCAACTTCTTTTTTTATAAAGTCTTTGTTAGTTGTAAGTAATGCCCATGCATTTGGATATGTATTATCGTTTAATCCTAATCCTGGGTAAAACTTGTAATTATAAATCTTTTTCTTAGCCATTCTTTATGCTCCAAATGCTACAGCAAGGGCAGTTGCCGTTGCGTCTACATAACCTTTACTTGTTGCGTGGGTGCCTATCGTAGGCTGGTTAACCAAAACCACGTTATTTGCGATATTAACATCACCTTTAACCGATGCACCATTCATATTTATAGTCGATGCTGTACTATCCGGATTAGCCGCCATATCAATTGTATGTACTCTAATCTGCGAAGGAGTATTATATCCAATCTCTACATTGTCAATACTGCCCGGTATTGCACCAATACTATTAATTGTTAGTCTGCCGTTAATTACTGATAATGCTGTGTTACCTAAATAGTTAACTTTGAAAATTCCACCTGTTACAGCAAGACTGTCAAAACTATTTGATACCTGTGTACCTGTGTCATCACCTGCATCATCTGCTGGCGGAACATATGCTACAAACGGTGTTCCATTAAGCAAAATACTTTGAACATCAATGACTGGAGTAGTTAACTTACCAGCTGTATCAACTGTAAAGTTAGGACTTTCAAATCCGTTCTGTGCTTGGAATTTATCGTTAATTACTGTTGCCATTTATTCCTATTTCCTTAAATTGCACTCATCTGTTTAACTACAATAGTACCTTGCATAGCACTATGAACTGTACAAACATATTGATAGTTTCCGCTAATGTTTGCAGGAATCTTCCAATACAATGTACCACTTGTTTTACCTTGAGCATTTGATCCTGTTGATTCTGTTCCGTCTAATGCTACGTGTACTAATCCGTTATCGTATTGTGATCCACCACCTGTTTCAATTTGAAATGGATGACTTGATAGGTTGGATAATTTAAATGCAATAGTTGCTCCGGACAATACATAAATTGTTGGATCTTCTGTGTTACCATACTGATCAAATTTATATCCGTTACTGCTATCTGCTGTAACAAGTAATGTTGTAATTGCAGGATATGCAATTTGATCAAACGTTGCGCCTGAGTCTACCCAGCTACTTCCGCTATATACAGCAACATTACCTGTTGCCACGCCTGTGAAATCTGTGTCAGATAAACTTGCAAACGTTGGAACTGTTCCGTTAATAGTAACTGTATCACCTGATACTGCTGTAGTAATATTTGTACCACCTGCAATAGTTAGTGTGTCAGTTTTACTATCAGCCGCCGCTAGTCCTGCATCTGATTGTACGTTACTAAATGCGTTTTGGTTAGCTTCACCACTTAGTGCATCACCACTATAATTAATAGTTACAGTGTCACCAACAATACTAGTTGTAATGTTTGTACCACCTGCAACTGTTAATGTATCTGTTTGTGAATTTGCTGTAGTAGTACCTGTATCACCTTCAACTGTTTGGAAAATATTTTGTAATCCGCCTGCCGCTGGTGTAATAAATGTAAATGTTCCATTACCGTTTGCAGATAAAACTTGTCCACTTGAGCCGTCTGTAATACTTAAATTAACAAGCGATGTTGGAATGGTTGGCTGGTTATTTAAGTTATTGTAGTTTGTAAAGTATGCACTGTCAAATCCGTCTAATGTGTCTGCGTCTGTTCCGCCTCCACCTGAAGTAGTATCAACACCTGGTGCCCATTTACCACCGTCCCATTTAAGAACGTTACCTGTTTGTGGTGCTTGTGATACAGTATCAACATCTGATAAACTATTAATATTTCCTATGTATGCAACAGATTTAAGTGGATCTGTATAGTTGGGAATTGCACCTGCACTTGCATCTAATAGCATCTTGCGCCAAGCACTTGAGTGTGCAACATAAACTGTTCCGCCTTCATGTACGTGTAGCATTGCACCATGATATGTGCTTGTACTAATTGCGTTCATTTGGTTTAACGTTGCGGCATGAAATGCTACTTTGTTAATTTTCGTATCGTCATTTTGTACATCAAGTTCCATACTTGAGTTTACAATGTCTTTAATATTTGTTCCGTCGCCTAAAGCGTTATACAGCTCTTCCGTATTAGCATTAACCTTAGTAGCACCTGCTCTAAGATTATCACCAGTACCGTCGTTTGCGGCTGTACCTAAGTTAATTGTTGATTTTGCCATTCCTTACACCTTATCAAATGTTATGTTTGTATTATCGAAATACGTAGTTGTTGCATCAAAAGTATTTACCCCAGACTCCACTACACTGGATACATCTGCGACTATCGCAGGAGGAGTAAGCTGATGAATAGTTTTTGCATACGTAGCATGAAAAATTAACTTTGCACCAGCGTAAATACTTGACGTTGGACTAGCGTTAATCTTTACAGTACTTGCATCAACTGTGACCGATAAAGTTACTAATTCTTGGTTAATACTTGAACGTCCAAATATATTTGCAACAGCTCTATCTGGTCTAGCAACTACTGAAAGTTGCATGATCTCTTTTTCATTTGAATCAAATTCTACTGTAATTTGATACACTGCACTGCTATATTCACCTAAATGAAATGAGTCTACAACAGTATTATATTGCACCCCAATCCAGCTACCTCTATAACTAAAACTCGATCTGTCTGGCAGATGAATGGTGTTATTTGCACCTTTACTGAAAAGATTTGTCAGAAGTTTATTCATTGTTCATGCTCCATATTGTATTTATCGTTTTACAAAGATATGTAACAGTACAATTTAAGTTAAATCTACTAGGCTATGAGCAAACTGATTTAGATTATCAAATGTTTCTGTTTGTTTTTTAAGGTCTTTGTTAGCAAATGTATTTAACTTCTTAGCTGTTTCAGCACCATGCCCTGTACGTACTAGTATAGGCTTTGCTTTAGCCTTTATAGCGGCTTTTAGATCGCTAATTTTATCTCCTACATACACCCCATTTTTCCAATCAACACCAATTTCTGCTGAGGCACGCTTAAACATGCCTGTATTAGGTTTGGCATACACATCTTCTTTTAAGTTAGATGTGCTATAATACAAACCATTAATGCTTTTACAACCTATATTCCAAAGTAATTCTAACATATAGTTGTTAACAATGTCAACGTCTACAGGATCCATTATACCTTTTGTTATACCTGCTTGATTAGTTAAAATAACTACATCATAACCCTTGTTACGTATCATCTTAACTGCTTCTAAACTGCCTTCAATAGGTGTAAACTGCTCGGGCTTTGTTACGTATGTACCTATGTCTACATTTATTGTTCCATCTCTGTCTAGTCCTATTACGGGGGTACTCATTCTAAGGTCTCCATCTATCGTCTGACCAGCCATGTATTTCTGAGTTAAACCAGTCTAATTCGTAAAGTTTTATTGATCCTTCAGCTGTTAATGTTTGCTTCCATTTGTCAACAAAGGCTAATGTTTTGTCATTTAATTTGCATATATATTCTTGTACAAAGTCTGCCGCTTCATGTGTAAGTGGGTGTACTTCGGGTTGATGTAAGTGTAAAAGTTCTGGGTTTGGATCAGGTATACTAGTTGGTCTTGTTTTAAAAAACTCGTCATCAACTCCAAAGCCTAGTGCATTAAGTATTGGTGGACATGTAGTTTTAATATCATCTTTATATTTTTCTAATATAGCTCTTACATCTTCTAATTCTAAATATTTATTTTTAGTATTAAATTCTTTACTAAGTTCGTCCCAACCTTCAGTAGGTTCTCTAAATCCTGTTGATATAACTTTACATCCTAAACTTTCTAATGCTTTATGTGTACTGCTTATTAATGCACAATCACGCATTGTAGCCCACGCCATGTCAGCCCATTGCCACATAGACTCGTAACGCCAACTGTTAAGTACAAAAGGAATGTCTTGGCCTACTGTTGATTTGCTAAAGTTACCTGGAGTATGCCATCCCTTACCCATATGAAATCTATCTTCTCTAAAAAAACTAGACCATTGCAATAAGATAATATCATCTTTATTAAATTTATGTTCAGTATGTGCTTCCCATAGTCGAGTTGAAATATATTGATTTCCTGCACCACTACGTCCCCAGTTCTCTCCAACAGTAGCACCTTCTTGTTTATAATGATGTATTAGAATGTCAGCCCATGTAGGATAAAAATATTGTGTTAAGCTACAGCCAAAGGCAAATGTTCTCATGTTAGTCTCCGCAACAATTGAAGCATTAATTTGTGCGGAATAGTTTTTGTTTTATCAAATTCTAATTTGTGTTGTATTGATTGTTCAACATGTTCCTTTGCTCCTTGCGGAACTGTTTCATATTGTTTTAAAATACTTTCGTTATCAAATAATCCTAGTCCATGCATCACTAATGCATAGTTATATTCGTTAAACAAAACTTTTTTAGTATGTGTAGTCATGTCGTCAGCAATTGGCATTCTGACTTTCCACATACGTAAGTTTTTAGCTAAACTATCTGGTAAAGTTACTTCTGATACTGCCTTCCAAAATGGTGTGTCTCTTCTTTGAGTAATATAATGTAGTACAATAAAGTCTCTAATGTTATCCATAATAGCAGTAACTTCAAGATTGTATCTATTAATTGTTTCTTGATTATAATTTACAAGACGTTGTGCTAATAAAAATGTTTGATTAATGCTACTACCAATACTACTTGCTTCTAATGGTTCTACAAAACTTTGACTTAGTCCAATAGCACACACGTTACCTATCCATGCTTTATCAAGTGTGCCTGGATCGAATTTAATATGTTTTGCTACTTCAACACTGTGTCCTAAATATTTCTCAACTTCAGTATGTGCTTGTTCGGCTGTAATAAAATCGCTGTCAAAAATATAACCATTGCCTGTACGTCCTTGAATAGGAATACGAAACATCCAACCAGCGTCCATTGCTTTTGCTAATGTCCAAATTGGTATTTCATCTCCTTCTGGGGTAGGAAATACAATAGCTTCTTTCATTTTAAGATATTTACTGTAGCTTTGCCATTCTGCTCCAACTGCATTACTTAATAGACGTCTAAATCCTGTAGAGTCTATATAGAAATCATATTCGTATGTATGAGATTCACTTTTAATTTGACGCACATCACCAAAGTCGTTTAAAATTACATCAACTATTTCGTCATCAATAACATTAATACCTTTGTCTATTGCAAACTTAGTTAGAAACTCATTTAACTTTGCAGTATTAAAATGATATTGTGCTACTCCAGTGTCATTAGGACGCTCGTCCATAAACTTATTAAATGGTGTTTCATTATTCCAAAGGTATTCACCTGTTAACTCTCTAGCATCTACTTTTTCACCAATCAATTTAGCATATGCAATTGGTGCACCTAGTTGTTCGGCAACGTATGGCTCATGAACACTTTGTAAGTATGGTTTCTCACTCCAGTCTTCAAACATAATACCAGATTTAAAACTAGCATCACATTCATTAATAAGTTCGCCTGTTTGAATACCAACAAACTCCATAAAGGCAGACCAATGTTCTGTGCTACCTTCACCTACACCAATAGTTCCAATCTTGGTAGATCGAATTACATCAATTTCAAAGTTTGGAAAACTTGTTTTTAATATTAACGCTGACACAAAGCCTGCTGTGCCACCACCTACTACTGCTATTTTCATTTTGTTCCTAGTGGTCTAATGTATACCATCCGCTTATAATGTACTTAACGCCTTTGTAGATAGGATTGCCTCGATGTGGATGCGTAAATGATGTAGGAAAGATAGCTAGTCTTCCAGGTGCAGGTTTAATTTTATGTCCTTGATACAAGAACTCTGTTTCGCCACCTTCTTCAACACCATTTAAATATAATGTGTATGCTAATACTCGAGTACTTGTTGGTACATCTGCATTTTCACAATGCCATGCGTGGTATCCTTGGTGCGGTTTTGTTTTTTGGACACTCATACCTTTTGCTGTATGTTGAAATAATAATCCTAAGCTCTCGTATTTTGTTTTATACTTTTCTAAATACGTTTTGTTTAGGGTTTCAAAGAAAAATTTACATAAATCTTCGTCAGCATGGTAATGACTGTTGTGATTTGCCCAGTCCATGTATATACGTTCGTCTTGATTTCTATCAATACCTTGCTGTTGTATTGCAGTCATCTGCATTGAAGACAGCTCTTCAAATCTTTTAATTACTTGTTTGCAAAAGTCAATTGGATATACATTATCATATACTTCTACTCCATCAAAGTTATCATCCATGCTATTCTCCTATATAAAAAACTGCTGATTCATTCTGTAGTTATCATTTACAAACATACCTGGCTTAACATATGCAGTATGTAATACTGCCTGATTGTATAATACCATTCTATTAAACACCATTGGTACCATTCCAATCATTTTCCAGTCATGTGAACTATCAGTAATGTATTGTGTTACTGGAATCTTACCTTCTACATCCATAGTAACGTGAAAATCATTCTCTACTACACTGTCAGTATAAAAGTGTTTGCCACCAAACTCGTAAAAACTTGTTCCGCCAGCAGATTCGTTTTCGTTGTTTAGATAGATTGTACTAGCAAGATTCATGCCTGATCGATTGTCTTGATGTGGTGCAAGTGGAGGCAATTTTTCTGATTGCATAACATTAATCATAAATGTTGCGTTCATAAAACTTCTATCCATGTATCCTGGTTCGTACTGATACATTATCTCTGGAAAAAACTCTGATGCTAAGTGGTGAAATGGTTGAGCTAGACTTGATAGCTCATAAAATGCATTAATTCGTAGTGCAGGGTTGCCGCCTCTAATACGTCTATTAACAGATGCTGGAATATCTAAAGCAAGTTGTCTTACTAAATGTGGATTTTTATAAAAGTTATCTACTACTAATACATGTACGCCAGCTTTTCCAAACTTGTATAATCTTGTGTCGTAGTCTTCGTTGACAGCAAATGTTTCTTCTTCGTTAATTGTATTTTTAATCATCTTGTTTCTCCGATAGTACAAAATTAGCACTAATTGTTGACCTTACTTGGTCGCTAGTATTATTAGATACGTAATGTTCTAGGTTACTAGGAAAAAATACAATATCGCCTTCTTCTAACGGAGGTGTTACTCTATTATTGTATCTAAATGGTTGTGTAGTTAATGATGGAAGACCTGACTGATGCAAAAAATCATATGCTTTGTTGTAGAATACAAAGTTACCACTGTCTTTAGGAGTATGCATCATGTATGCACAACTAATTTGTGATACTCCTACATGGTTGTGTACTTCTTGATATGAGCCCGGATTATACTTATTGAGCCAACATTCAATCCTATAGTCTAATGTTAAGTCTATACTAAAGTTTTCAAGATATTCGTTTAGTCCGGTAATTGCTGATCTAATAAATGTCTTAAATGGTAAGTTTGAAGCATCAGGGTTACCATATGTAGTATCCACAGGACTGTACCAAGAAGGGATTTTACTAAAATACTCCTCTTTATCAAGTATATCAGCAAAGTCTTGTTGTACTTGTTCATGCTCCGGTAGTTTTATCTTATATACTGGAATCGAATATAAGTTTACCAACATTAGTTCTTCATTTCAATTAGTTTGCCATACTCAGGTAAGTAACAATACTCCATCTCACTATTATAAAGTGTACGTACAGCATCATCTAATGTTTCAACTAGTGGTTCGCCACCTAAGTTAAAACTAGTATTGAAAATAATTGGAACTCCTGTTACTTTATAGAATTGTTCTATAAGCTCGTAGTAGTGTTTGTTCTGTTCTTTGGTTACAGTTTGAATTCTACAAGTGCCATCGACATGAATGATGCTTGGAATCTTTTCTGCAATGCCTGGTTGGCAATCCATAGCATACATCATATGCGGTGTTTGCTCTAGTCCACGCATATCAAACCATTCGTGTGCATGCTCTAACATAATTGTTCCAGCAAAGGGTCTAAAATACTCTCTACGCTTTACTTTGTTTACATAATCCTTCCCATCTTCGAATGTTGGATCAAATAATATACTTCTATTACCTAATGCACGTGGTCCGTTTTCGCTTTTACCTTGAAACATAGTAACAATGTTCTTGTTTCTAATCATTTCTACAACTAATTCTTTATCAGCGTCAGTAATTGTAGCACCATACTTGTTTGCAGTGTCTTCAATTTGCTCATTAGTATATGTATACTCAAAACCTTCGTAGATTGTTTCTGCATAATGTCTTACAGTTTTGTCTTTGGTAGTTTGATGATATACTAACATAGCCGCACCCATTGCTGTACCTGCATCGTTACTAACAGGTTCAACGTATAACTTAATACCTTCTTTATTCAACTTATCAAGGTACCAATAGTTTGCAACACAGTTAAGTGCATAGCCGCCACTTAGTACTACGTTTTTATTACCAGACATCTCAACTGCTTTAAAAATAAGGTTTAATACTTCTTGCTGTGAACCTTCTTGTACTGCAAATGCTAAGTCTCTACGATTTTCTTGGGTAGTTAGGTCAGTTTTACTATCAATTATATCTTGTGATGTTTCTAAATACTCATATTTTGCTTCATTTACTAAGGCCGCGTTTGGATATGTAGGAATAACAACATTTCTATCACTTGTACGCCACTTGCCTCCATTGCCGTCGGTATAAATTGGTGGAATATTTGAATTTTTCTTACCATATGGAGCAAGTCCCATAGTTTTACCTGCTTCAATAGGTTGAAATCCACAATATTGTGTTACTGCTTCGTATGCTTTAACAATACCTGCACTATCATCTAATACAAGTTCATGGAATCCTTCTTCGCCTTCACGATCTGATGGAATGTACGGAATACGTGTTCCAGGAAAAGGTCCATTACCACCTTGGTGCTTATATAAAGTTTTAAAGTTATCAGGGTATGCACAATTAAAGATACTTTCACATTCCCATGACATATATTCTTCGTTAAACACACCCATGTTAATGTTCATTGGTATAAATGTACCTGCTCCATCAACAATAACACTTACTGCTGATTCAAATCCCGAACGATAAAATGCACATGCCGCATGTAGTTTATGATGTATATGACTTAGGTCAATTACTTGTCTATGGTTGTGTTGGCCATCTGCTGTGTAAGCATTATCGTTTCTATCAATTAGTCCTAGTTTCCTTGCTAGTCCTGTATACATATCACCTCCACTAAAGTCAATTCTACTTGATTCTGCTAATGGTTGTGTATGTGCTACTACAAGATAATCTAATTTATCTGTGTAATCAAGGAATTTAATCATTGCGGCAAGTGGTCCACCGTCGTATTTCTTTCGAGTTAGACGTTCTTCTTCGATTGAAAATACAATTTCACCATCTTTTAATAATACGGCGCCGCCGTTATGTCCTCTTGTGATTGCTCCAATCCACTGTGTCATATTGTTTCCTTTTATGTTTCTTTATATACTATATGTATTTGCAATCCTGGTGATTGCTGACAAGAACTGAACCTTATCATTAGTTGATCTCTACATCATATGTAAAGTCAACTACAAATACCTTTCTTTCTTCTAATGTAGGATATACCCCATGGTAAACTTTACCATCCATAACCACTACATCGCCTGCTATACATTTTATCATATCACTTACTAGTTCACCTGTTACAGGATTCATAGTAATTGCTTTTAATTTACCATTTAATGGTGTTTCTGTGCTTACTGATATTGTGTTTAAGAACATAACACAGGTCATTGTGCGTTGTCCTCTATCTTCATGTGTATGTAATCCTGAAAAAGTATTCTTTGGATATGTTAGCCACCAACACTTTTTAAATTTTACATTTTTAAACTGAAATTTTTCTATAGATTTTTTAATCCACTCTAGGTATAGGCCTTGTTGATCTACATTATAAGGATATGTGAAGTCATCGTCTTTATATTGTATTACTGCGCCGCCGTAATCTACATGTGACTTTGGTGGATTATCAAATAGTTCTAAAAATTTACTATAGTCTGTATATTTGTCTTTACTAATCCAATAGTCAGGTATACGCCCGTTATAACATAACCAAAAAAAGTCTTTGTCGCCTTGATATGCAGTATCTAAAGTTTCTATATCCACTATATTACACCTTCATATTCAAAGTCTACAACAAATACATGTCTATCTTCTAGTGTAGGATAAGATCCGTGCCATACTTTACCATCTAAGATTACCATTTTGCCTTCAATAGGTTTATGTGTTAAGTATTGAATCTCACTGTTTGTTGGCTGTAGTGTAGTTAAACAACCTGCTAAAGGATATTCTACACTTGGTTTTGGTGTGTCTAAAAATAACACACTTGTTAGTTGTTTTCCAGGTTGATGTGAATGCAATCCGCTGTATGCACCTGGTGGATATTTTACGCCCCATGATTTCTTAAAATCTTTAATACGGATAGGTAAATCTTGTAGCTGAAACTTAATAAACATTAAGTACTCTTCTCTAGGATCAATGTCTGTAGGATATTGCATATCTTTTTTATAATACAAAGTTCCGTTACCATAGTCAACATGTCGTTCGTTAGAATTATCAAACAACTTTAAAAACTTTTTATAACCCGAATAGTATAAATCATCTACTACCCATGTATCAAGTGATTGTAATCTTTCTGAACTAGGATCAAACATTGTTGAAATGCCTCCTAGAAACTGATCTGGTGATTCTGATGGACCACTCATTTTACTGACCTGTGTGACCTAAGATTTTTGCTTGTTGTTTATTACCATGTGATGCACCATCTGCATGTACTACTCCATGAGTCGGGCAGACTTCCCCTTGCTCTTGTTGCGGTTTGTAGTTTCCTGTGTAACTTCTTGGTTTCCCCAAACGCTTGCGAGCACTTGTAATAATCTTTTTAAAACTTTCATCATCTAACTCCATAACTTCGTCATTAAATCTTTCAATTGAATCTTCCATTGTAAGTCTAATAGGACTAAACTTACGTCTACCTTCTCCTAGATCAATAATATCAAAGTCAGGAGAATTAGGATAAGAAATATTAATTGGATATGTACTTCCAATAACACTAGTACATGTTGTCCCTAATGCTTTTGCCATATGTTGTCCTAAACTATCACATCCAATAAAATGATCAGCAATTTGAATTACACTTGACCATACTCTTACATCTGGAATCTGCGGAACTGCTACTGGAACTTTAGTATTTTCTTCAACTACAACAGGAAATTCGCTCATTATAATTACAGCATAGTCATCACGTAAATCTTTACAAATACGTATAACATCATTTAGATGAAAGCTTCTGCTAGTGCCGTCGATTACAAAGTCGCCCATGTTTTCGGCTGTACGTCCAAATGGTTGAAATACTACTACTTTGTCTTTGCCAGTTACTGCTTTAATTTCTTCAACAACTTTATATCCTTGTACAAGCTCATGCTTGTTCATATGTATAGTCGGATCAGGTAAATCTCTTATGCCTTCGTTATTAATTGCAATATCAAATGCTTGTGCTAAACTACATTTTTGATTATAATATTCCCAAACCCTATAAGGTTCTGGAGAGTAACAATCTCTGTCTTTAATGTAATCTTTAAATAGGTTTTTATGCCAATTATCGTATGCTAGTTCGTGTAGTTGAGGATGTCCTTTATAAAAGTCCATTCCGCCTTCACAAACAATAATAAAGTCTTGATCTGTTTTGTAGAGTTTTTCAAACGCTGGAATACTTGCAACTGTTCTGCCTGCTCCACCGTTGATAAAATATGCTTTTTTGCGTTCCAATGTTTTCTCCTGTATAGTACAAATATTTATTGGTAGGATACTTTATAGGACGCTGATCTGGTAGTCATAAAAAAAGGGCCTAGTGGCCCTTAATTTATTAATTTATAATGCTAAATTTATTTTTTACCTGCAACCTTTTGAGCGGCAACTGCTACGTCAATAGCAAATGCACCTTCTCTATACGGATCTGCTGGATCTGCTGAGGCGTCTGGATCACGCATATCTTTTGGTACTGTAGGAAACATCATAACTGCTTGCCATGGCTCGTAGCCGTTTGCTTGTGCCCAAGCTGGCAAATCTCTTAGTCTTTGTCTGTAATCTTTCCAAGTCTGTTGAATAGATTCAGGAGCATCTGTCTGTCCAACTTTAGCGTCTGTGTCATGTAATTGTGAATCTCTAACATCTCTAAGATCTTGCCATGTTAGATCCATTTTTGTACCTGTAGCGGCCCAATCATGAATACCAATATTAAATGTTTCTGTAGCAAAATCATATGTAATGTTTTGTTCGTCGTAAACATCTCTTGGCTCTAATTCGTCTGTATATTCAACGTCCATATAACCGTCTGGAGCGTCCCAAAGAACTTTCCATTCTCTTTGACGTCTCATTAATACTTGTTCATCTTTACCATCATCGTTACCAATTTCACATAGTAAAGGATTTTCTTTACAGTCAACAGTAACTCTTGTAATATCTGCGGCAGTTGGTCTTTCAAGATCCATCTTTTCCCATAAACACCAACCAGATTCTTTTTGGTAGTTGTCTGTATCTGCAGGGTCATTACCTACTTCAAACGTTAAAAATTCAGGACCTTTATAAGTAAAGGTGCCGGTTCTTCCGTTTTCAAAACTATTTTTTCTCCACTCGTCCCAAACTGGGTAAGTAAATGTTTTTTCAATTTTTCTCATGTTATTCAGCTCCTAAAACTATTTATCATTTACATGAATGTTATTCGAACAACGCCTGAGCCACCTTGTCCAGATCCACCTGCACAGCACTTAGCCCAGTTATTACAATATGAACTAACGCCTGGCATTCCGCCTCCTGCTGGCCACTCAATATGGCAACCGCAGTTACACCATGCTTCGTTAGTTACTGATACTGTCATTTTACCAATTAATGGAGGTTGTCCTGATCCTGAATACTGATACACACAGTGACAGTAACCATGTCCTGGTTCCCATCCTGTTGTTCCCATCATTCCAAAATCTGCTCCAAAAATTCCGCATATATTACAGTTTTCACAACCAAAGTGAGTGTGTCTTGGACCCCATGCGTCTCCATTACACATCCAACCACCACAGCCGCCTACTGTACAAAAATTCGATAAGTTATGTCCGTTTACATAACTCTTACAACCCATACTTGCACCACAAGTATGTGCTTTACCACACGGCCAAGCACCACCAGCACATACACTGTACTGACATCCTGGAGATGATGCAATAGTCTTAGACCCGTAATTGCCTCCAGCGCCGCCAATTGAAAATGAACAACAGTTACAGCAAGTGTGACCTGGGCCACCACCGCCACCTGACCAAATTTCAAATGTTACTGTACTTGCACCATCTGGTACACACCAGTAACAGCATTTTCCGTTTGCTTGTTGACAGCAACCTGATTGTCTAGCACACTGATGACATTGCATGCCACGTTCATTGTAGATCCATTGTACACCCATATTGTTGCCGTTACCGTGTGCGATATCAGCGGATGTAATTGTTCCGTTAACTATACTGTCATTTGCTACTTTTTTATAACTTGCGTATGTTGCCATTTCTTATCCTTACTATGCGAATGTTATTCTAACCATGCCTGATCCACCCATATTGCCGCCTGCACAACATTTTGCCCAGTTGCCACAATATGAACTCTGTCCTGTTTGTCCGCCGCCTGCAGGCCAGTTAACATAACATGCACAGTTACACCACGCTTCTGCGTTAGATCCTGCACTATGTTTACCTACAAAAGGTGCCGAACCTGACATTCCCCAGTCTGCTGATTTACATTGACATCCACCGTGTCCACCTGTTACGCCGGTTGATCCCATAATTCCAAAGTCTGCACCAAAAATTCCACATATATTACAATTACCACATGTTTGTGTATGACTCGGTCCCCATGCACCGCCATTACACATCCAACCTGGGCAACCGCCTGTAGTACAGAAGTTACTTAAATTTGCACCATTAACATAACTCTTACAACCCATACCTGCTACACAAGTATGTGATTTACTACAACGCCATGTTCCACCTGCACAAATTGAATATGTACAACCTGGGCATGTATTAATAGTTTTTACACCGTAGTTACCGCCTGATCCACCTGCAGAGTGTGTACAGTTGTTACAGCAAGTAGCGCCTGCGCCACCGCCTCCACCTGACCAAATTTCAAATACTACTTTTGAAGTGTTAGCTGGAACTGTCCAGTAACAACACTTACCATTTGCTTGTTCACAACAATCAAATG